AAGAGGAAGTCATTTCCTCTGAGCAAGATTGAAGAAGCATGCAGATATGCTGTCGAATGCAATGAGCGCATCGAAGAGTGGCGTAAAGAAACATCACACATTGCAGGCTTACAGAAGGATGGCAAAGTGAAAGACGTTGTCTTTGCCTATCTGCATAGCATCGACTTCACCCGTCTTGCTGACATTACGAAGACTCAATATAAGTCATCAATTGAAGCGTGGCGTAATGTTCGTGTTGCTGGCATGGCTCTGCAACATCACAAGCTTTCCAATTTGGAAACGCCGATGATCCAGCGCATGTACGACGAGCAAGTGAGGCAGACGTCAACATACGCTGCCAACTACAACATGACGGTCTATCGCATCGTCCTCAACTACGCAATTAGATGTGGCTATACACGCCACAACCCGTTTGAGAAGGTGAGGAAGAAGGCGACAAAACATCGCAAGGTGATGTGGGAGCGTGACAACGTTCGTGCCTTCCTCAATGTTGCCTTTAGCCGCTGGCAATGGCGCAACATCGGGCTAGTCTTCTACATGATTTACGAATGGGGACAACGTGTCAGCGACATCCTCAATCTCAAATGGGACAATATTAACTTCGACACCAACACTGTCACCATCACTCAGAGTAAGCGTGGCGCAACAGTGAAGTTGCCCATCTCTGAAGGGCTTGCTACAATGCTCAAGCAGCAACAGAAAGACTTCTTCTTGTCTTCCTATGTTGCCCCGCAGATGGTACGTAGACAAGGCAAATGGACACCGTACAGCATTGCCACATTGAACAGCCATGTCACTGACATCATGGCTGAAGCAAGACTCGACAAGGCGCTGCAGCTTCGTGATCTTCGTCGCACTGCCATCACCGAAACTATTGAGAATGGTGGCGACTTGTTGACAGTGATGCAGATGAGTGGACACCAGCATGCTGCGTCAGTGACACCGTATTTCGTTCACACCCGACGAGGCGCTGCCAAGGCTCAAGAGATAAGGCAGTTTCCTCAACATCTCATGCAGCAACCTACGCTGCTACAAAGGAGTGCAAGATGCTAGAGAAGGCTTTAGAGACGCTGCTATGGGCAGTGCTTGACAGACAAGAATCGCTGTCAGAAGATGAAATGGCTAACGCGCTTTGCGGACTCATTGTGTTTGCGAAGCTTGAGAAAGAACGTCAACAGGAGTATATGCTATGACACCAAAGTTTAATACTGTCCTTGAATATGCCATCGAAACTGGCATCAGAGTGGGATATGCACGTGCCCATAAACACACTGACAAGCCTGATGAACATGTCATCTATCGCTACATCGAAGAAGCTGTGTGGAATGAGATACACGAATGGTTCAGCTTCGATGAGAAGGGAATGGAATGAGTGAGATAGAACGCATGTGGTCGGCATTAAATCAGAAATTTAATACCACTCGCCAATGGCACTCTCTTGATCCTATGGAGCAGATGTCAATTGTTCAGGCAGTGAATGCCATTCTTTCAATTATTCATCGACGATAATGAACGACTTACGAAACGCTGTAATAAGTGCTTTAGATTTTCTAGAGTTTGGTGGAAGACGACATGATCGTGTTCTACACATCGATGCGCTAAGAGAGGCTTTGAGATATGACACCACTTCGCAAACTGGTCCGGTCGATTGCAGACAATGTCAATACTTGGATAGGAAGAAAAACTGCTCAAGTGACCGACTTTGCTCCGATGGAGACGGCTTCGTTGCCACTTCGCCCCTACAGCTATACGTTACAGGTAAGGGTGAAGAGGTGTCGTGACTTCTATTGGTACAAACACCACATCGGTGATGTGTTCACTGTCGTCTATCAAGATGTAGATCGATGGTGGGTGAGAGAGCCTAATGAGTTTGGCTTTCTCAACTTCATCCTCAAGGTTGATGCTGAAATAGTTTGACATGGCATTTTTACGCACACATCTCTCTTGCGATGAATGTGGGAGCAGCGATGCGCGAAGCATCAACGTAGACGGCAGTAGCTATTGCTTCTCCTGCAACCACTTCACTCCACCAGATGACGATGTTGTCATCGAATATTCCAAACCCGTAACGAAGAAAGTGAACATGAATTTCAAGAGTCATTTCGACGACAACGACTCTCCCTCCATCACTACTCGCAGGCTGACAAAGTCTACAGCAGAGCGTTATGGGGTGACGTCAGACAGCAGCAATTATTACTTCCCCTATTACGACAGCAACGGCACTCTCGTTGCTGCGAAGGTGAGGAGCAAGCAAGAGAAGAAGTTTTCCACTGAAGGCGAGTGGACGAAGGCGTCTCTGTTTGGACAACAACTGTTCAGCAGCGCTGGCAAATACATCACCATCACGGAGGGCGAATTTGACGCTCTGGCGGTGTTTCAGGCGACGGGTAGTAAGTGGCCCTGCGTCAGCATCAGAAACGGCGCTACAGGGGCTCTAAAGGACTGCCGCGCCGCATACGAATGGCTCAACAGCTTTGAGAACATCGTCGTCTGCTTCGACAACGACGAGCCGGGTAAGAAGGCAGCGAAGGAAGTTGCTGAGTTGTTTGGCAACAAGGCGAAGGTGTACAAGCATGACGTCGATATGAAGGACGCATGCGACTATGTTGCTGCAAATAAAGAAGCCATCTTCGTTCAGCGTTGGTGGAGTGCTGAGTCTTACATTCCAGATGGCATTGTTGCTGGTAATAATTTGTGGGACTTGGTGTCAACGCCACCAGCGCCAGCGCAATGCATGTATCCGTGGGATGGGTTGAATGCGTTGACATACGGCATTCGTCATGGAGAGCTTGTCACCATCACTGCTGGTAGCGGATTGGGTAAGTCGCAGATATTGCGTGAAATTGTTTGGCATCTGCTTCAGAACACCGAAGACAACATCGGGCTGATGTTCCTTGAAGAAGGCATTCGCAAGACAGGCTTGTCCGTGATGTCGCTTGCTGCCAACAAGCCTCTGCACTTGCCCGACACGGTGGCAAGCGAAGAAGAACGTAAGGACGCTTTCGAGCGTACACTCGGCACAGGCAGGCTATTCCTGTTCGATCACTTCGGCAGCACCAGTACAGATAACATCGTCAACCGTGTTCGCTACATGGCGAAGGCGCTCAACTGCAAATACATTGTGGTTGATCACATCTCCATCATTGTGTCCGCGCAAGACAACGGTGATGAGCGCAAAGCCATTGATGAGATAATGACGAAGCTTCGCATGCTTGTGCAAGAAACTAACGTTGCGTTGTTTGTTGTGTCACACTTGAAGCGTCCGAATGGTGTTGGACATGAGGAAGGTGCTGCAACATCTCTCGCACAGCTTCGCGGCAGCGGTTCCATTGCACAGCTTAGTGACATGGTGCTGGGTGCAGAGCGCAATGGGCAAGACGAAGACGCGACTAAGCGTAACACCACCTATCTTCGCGTCTTAAAGAATAGGTTCAGCGGACTTACAGGCCCTGCATGTTCGTTGCTGTACACTAAGGAGACAGGACGCATGCTAGAGTACACTCCACCACCTGACGATGAGGAAGACGATGTTCTCTGACATTTTCTATAGAACAACAACTTTTCTTTCAGAATGACGATGTTCTCTGACATTTTCTATATGTGGCTGCTCATCGTCCTAACCATCTTGAAGATGTTTGGAGTGTAGCTATGGAACTGCTTGCCAACATCATTCATTTCATTCTGACACTTCTTGAACTGCTCAGGATATTTTAATGGACTTCATTTATGACATTGAAACGTATCCAAACTGCTTTAGCTTCACTGCTCTCTCGGCTGACAAAGCCGTATATTGGCAGTTTGAATGCTCTCATCGAAAGAATCAGATTGGAGATGTATTTGCGTTCCTTGACCGGCTACGGGAACATGGAGATCGCATGGTCGGCTTTAATAATATTGGCTTTGATTATCCTGTCATTCACGATCTCCTGAGTGTTCGCGATAAAGCCACCACTGTTGGTGGCAAAGCCGTAGCTGTACGTGCCTACAAGAAGGCGATGAGCCTCATCAAGAGCGAAGACAAGTTTGAACACATCATCCGCACTGCTGATGAATACGTGCCGCAGATTGATCTGTACAAGATACATCACTTCGACAACAAGGCTAGAGCAACTTCTCTGAAGATGCTCCAGTTTAATATGAAGAGTGACACCATCGAAGACTTGCCCTTCGATGTTGGCAGTGACTTGACGTCAGATCAAATCGATACGCTGCTCAAATATAATCTGCACGATGTTATTCGCACTCTCGACTTCTACAACGAAAGCTTGAGCGCAATTAAGTTTCGTGAAGAGTTGACTCAGAAGTATGGGCGCAACTTCCTCAATCACAACGACACCAAGATTGGGAAAGACTACTTCATCATGCGTCTTGAAGAGGCGCTGCCGGGTAGCTGCTACAAGTATGACGGCAAAGGCAAGCGCTCCATCAATCAGACGAAGCGCAAGCACATCAACATCAAAGACTGCCTCTTCGACTACTACTATTTCCAGCGTCCAGAGTTTAAGGCAGTGTTCAATTGGTTTGCGAAGCAGAAGATAACGGAAACCAAAGGTGTCTTCTCTGAGATTGATGAGGCTGCATTGGGTGATGTAGCTCAGTATGCTGCGCTGTACACCAAGCGTAAGAAGTTTGCGCGTGTGCCTTCCTTCGAAGACATTGACGACTTCAAGAAAGAACATCCTCTCGGTTGGGTTGAGAAGGTGGAGTTGAAGGCTAAGAAGAAAGGCGAAGCTCAATACAGCCATTGGATGTGCTGGAAAGAAGCTGACAACCTGAACGTAGTTGTTGACGGCTTTCGCTTTGACTTCGGCACTGGTGGCATTCATGGCAGCTTAGAGAACACCATCGTTGAGTCTGACGACGACTACATCATCATCGATGCTGACGTTGCTTCGATGTATCCCAACGTAGCCATCGCCAATCGTGTCTATCCAGAACATCTCTCAGACAAGTTCTGCGACATCTACGAAGACGTCTACGAACAACGCAAGAGCTACCCCAAAGGCACCGCTGAGAACGCGATGCTGAAGCTGGCATTGAATGGTGTGTACGGAGACAGCAACAACCAGTACA